CTAGCAAACTCGGGACATGGAGAATTACCATGTTCGTGACCGTTAATCGTTCCAATCTTTCACGAAAGGGATGTGAGGCTATGACTTTAAGTCAGGTATCGAGCATTGGTTGCCTAGTCCTGAACACATCTTGTGGTGAGCTGGCCAAACCTCTGATGGAGGATGTTGACAAGCATCTATCCAAATGTGGTGTTGAGTGGACCTGCTCAAGGCTTAAGTCAGTCTATCAGGCTGTACTGAACGTCTTGGATGGAAAGCTCAGCGATGCCCGAGAGATCTATCAGAAAGCGTCTATCTCCTATAACAAGATGACTCTCCTTCCGAAAGGACCATGGGGTGTACTTGGTCAGAGATTGATGAGTGCTGAGAGACCCTCTGTCCAGAAGAGGTTGTTTGCGTGCTTTCGGATTTATACCTCATTTAGGTTACCGAAGGGTTCCATTAGCCCTAAACAAGCACAAAAGGCGACCGATTCGATCAATCATCAGGGACCTGAGTTCGGTGTGGACTCCGGCACTGAGTACACCGAGTGGTCTGCTTCCCCCATTCCAGGTGGGTTAGCAGATTCCTCAAATGGTGCACCTCCATTGCTTTGGATGCCACCCGAGGGATTCAGGCTTTCAGATGAAGATCTGGTTTCGTATTCCAGTCTCATCGATGATGGGTACCGTCTTCTTGTGACGGATCTTCAGTCTCCTGAAGATATTGCCTATTACGCGAAAGTTTGCTTCCTTAGCAGAGTTGACTCCGCTCAGGTCAAGGTCAAGCCCAGAGAGAATTTGGAGTGGGATGCACGCAACTTGCGAGCAACTGCCTCCTATTATTCTCCGTGCCGTATCCCCCACTACACGTACAAATTGGATCCTTCAACAAACGAGAGGACCCGTGATCCACACGGGAGACCAATCAAGGAGAAATGCGATTTGGCTTTTCAGCCTTACGCCTCCATGGTGAATTCCCTTTGTACCACTGAGTGGGTTCCGCGTTCCATCGATAAACAGACACCGTGTTACGAGATGCGTCAGGAAATCAGAGAGGCCAAAGGCCTCGACGAATTCATTGGCGAAATTACAGTAATACAGGAGCAAGGGTGTAAGCCGCGGTACGTGGCTAAGCCCAATGCATGGACCCAGCTTGCTTGTGAACCGTACCACAAGGAGCTTGCTAACATCTGTAATCGTGCATTCCCATATGAATGCAACACGGAAGATCAAGTGTCAGGCGCCTACGCGATGCAGGCACTTCTACTCGATGGTGGTTACCCCGTCTCTACGGATCTCAGCTCCGCCACGGATACCTTGCCCCGGGAAATTCCTATGCGTGTGGTTAGCGCATTAGGCTATCCGGAGTTTAGTGAAGCTATTGATGAGATATCAAGAGCCCCGTGGAAGTGTGATTTTACGGAAACAGGTAAAATTCATTACGAAACAGGTCAGCCAATGGGAGTTTACGGGTCTTTCCCTTTACTCTCAATAACCAACTTGGCCCTGTGTGAGTTGTCAGTCCGCCTCGCAGAATCGCAGCGAATCCAGTGGCTGGGTTACGCTGAAAGTCTGTTGAGAGAGCAACTTGACAATGATCTCGTGTCTGAGATTAAACCGTTGGAGTCATTCCGGCATGGTGAGTACTACCACGTGGTGGGTGATGATGTCATCCACAGCGATTGGAGAATCGCACGTGTGTACCGTGATCTATGCTCGAAACTCAACGTACCCCTCTCACTTAATAAGTGCTTTAATGGTAATTCCATCTCGGAGTTTGCGGGTTTCCTCGCTATCCGAACACGGAATGTCTCCTCGAACAGAACTAATCTGTTCAGGCCATATAAGGTTCCGAGCGAGAAGTACGTGACTAATCCCATCCAATTCCTTGACAGCCTAGGTGTAGCGGTAAAACGCTCTCCTCGCCGACGTTCCTACTGGAACAAGGTCTTTGAGGCCTATTGGAACACTGTGGATAGACGGGATATTGATCTTAGCCCTCTGGTATCACAGCGTGAAGAGGACTGGAGGTCTGCGGCCAATAAGGCTAGCGCAAAGGACCTCGTCGCGCTTGGTAACGCGCTTGCGTTACTTCAATGTGATGTCCATGGCAGAGAGTTTGCCTCTACCAACTACCCAACTTGCCTTGCGCCTAATTCGCACATTAACTCCAAACCCTTGATCCCTGAGCAACGCCCATGGGAACACTACGGGTTTGACCCCAAGACTTTCAATCCTGAAAGGGATGACCGTCGAAAGGACTGGAGTGTTACGCGCCATTCCGTGGCACACGACCCTCTGTTGAGAGACGCCCTGACCTCACAGTGCCAACTGAAGAATGTTGGAATGGAAGAGTCGGAGAGCACTATCGACAAGTCGGATCTTACGGATACCCCGAGCAACCCTGATGCAAAGACAGATGAGTCTTTGAACAGATCACATCGAAGCAAGCACAGAGGAAGAAAGGATGTCGGACCTGATCTGGATTGACCAGACACGCATCCTGCTTTCAACTTGAGCCCTGAAGTGGTGGACCCAGCAACAACCTCACCGTGTGTGACGGATTGGCG